AGAGGGGCGCCAAGTCACCGAAGTAACAAGGGGGGTAGTACTTAAGCGCCTGGGCTTGCGAACATTCCGAGTGGATCCGAGAATCCAAACGAATAACGCTCACGAGACTTGTAACGTACGTTACCAGTATCGAAGTCGCCGTCCATTGAGTTAGCCAAAGGAGTACGAATGAAGTGTTTCATACCGTTTGGAACGTCAGTGGTCAGGAACCAAGCATTGGTGTCGGTCAGATAGTTATTAACTGTATAACCTTCTGGAATCGAACCGTTGTTCTTGATAGCGTTGATGTCGTTGTCGTTTGTGCCAACGCGCAATTCAGTTTCGAGCAAGCGAGTTGCAACGAACTGGAGTGCAGGTGGAACAATCAACTTCTTAGGCTTAGCAGCGATGAGCAAACCGCGCTCGTCTGTCCACTGGGCGATCTGAATAACGGCGGCTTCCAAAGAAGTCTCGTTTAAGTCAGCTGCAGTAGAAGGACGGTTGCTGTTGGTGCCACCGGAAACTAAAGGATGCTGAGTAGAGAACAGAGGTACGCCGTCACCACCGTTAAAGCCAGTAGTAAAGCCATTGTTCAATACAGCAGCAGCTTTAACCTGCTTGGTGTACGCCATAGCACGAGCCAATGACTTGGTATAACGACCGGATAGGCTGTCATACAAGTTATCTTCGATAGCTTCTTCAGTTAAGCTGAAGCCCAAAGCAATGGTTTCGTGGTTGTAGCGAGCTGTAAATGCCTCTTGTGCATTGTCATAAGCGATGGCTGAGCCTTCGTTTTTGACTGGTGCAGCGGAGAAGCCGGACAGCTTGGTTTCTTCTTCGAACGAACGCTCAGAGGTCTCAGTTTCGTAGATCTCTTTGTGTTGTTCACCGTATGTTGCATACTCCAAACCGAACAAAGCGTTTAAGCCTGGGAGCAACTCTTTCAGTAGTTGTGCGCGTGAAATAGCCATTTAATTAGCTCCTTAAGCGAAATCGTTGCCGGCAGCCAGCAAGATTTGTGGGTTGTTAAACTTCACAATAACTTCCGTGAAGGTGGTTGCGTTAGTAGCTGTCGCTGGAACTACTGCAACAACGCGTACTGGCAATGCAGCAGCATTACCTGCACCAGATGCTGGAGCAGCTAAAGAAACGCCAGAGTTACCAGTGGTAGTAGAACCTGTACCTTGAATCAAGGCAGCATTCGTACCAACAGCAGCAATGGTTGTACCAGAAATAGTAGAGTTACCAGAGAAGGTAACGGCTACTTTAAACTCAGCAACTGGGTCCATTACTACATAGGCAATAGCGTTTGAAACCGCAGAGTTACCTGGGTAATACTGAGCCTGAACTGTTTGTTGCTGTGAGTTAACGTACTGAACGCCCATAAACACACCATAAGTTGCGTTATTTGCTTTGTCAGTTGTGGAATCGGATGTAACACCCGACTTTTTAATTGTGCCACCCGAGACTAGAACCACATCACCGTTAAAAATGGCGGTATTGTATGTCGATGCGATAGGCAACTGTTGTGTTGCGCCAGCATAGGGCATACCGTCAAAACGGTTAATTGGTTGTAAGCCATAGGGAGCAGAAACGGTTGGATAAGCCATTTAAATCTCCTAAAAAGTTAAAATTAACTACCTTTGCCAAAGCTAGTCGAGGACTTACTCTCTTTAAAGAGCGGCATCCTTGGGTCACTTTGACGCATTAAATTGTTATCTACAGCCTCAGTTTGTGCACGGGTTTGGTCGGCGTAGTGTTTATTGCGCTGGGCAACAAACTCATCTGGGGTTTTGCAAAGTAACAAGCCGCCAATCTCAATATTGTCTTTGTATCGACTATTGGGATCAACTAACAGCTCAAACTTTGGCTGCTCCGTAGCGGCTACAGGCTCCCATCCTTCTCTGAGTTTGGCAGAGAAATTACGTGGGTCTGCTTGACCGTTAGTAGAGACGCGAATCCATCGATAAGAAAAACCAGGCTGCATATCTGGTTCTGGCAACAACTCAGGCGGTTTCCAATTCTCGATCCGCATAGATTGTTGACGGTTACTAACTTCTCTAGGTATTCTTGTTTCAGCCATTTTGGGACTCCAATTTTCGTTGTGCAATTGCATACTGCTCAGGGGTTAAATTTAAACGTTTTGCCAAAGCCACTTGCCGTGGTGACAGAGTTACTCTTTTTGAAGAGGTCGATCTAGTCGCTGGCGCAACCACTGTGCTAGGTTTGCTAGATTTTGCAGATTGTTTGGCATCTGCGTCCGAGTAGTTTTTGGACTCCTCGCCATCCTGAAATTTTTCAGGAAAACGTCTACGCACTTCTGTATCTATAGACGTCCAGTAAAAGTCAGATCCGATTGGGACTCCTTCTCTTTCTAGCCGCCTATGAATGCCATGAGCCAAATAACTCATGTCATCATCCTTCCCGTACCACTGGTTTTTGTCCAGCCACGATTGGGTTTTTGAGTCCAATCGTTGGGGTTGTGATTGCATTTGTACATTAGATTGTTCGTTTTGTAAAGCCTCTTCAGAATATTCAGATCGGTACTGCTCCATTTGCTGCGATTTGAACTTAACTTCTGTTAGCTTTTCTTGTGCCTCAACTAATCTGTCAGAATCGCCGGAATCGTACGCATCTTTGTACTCTTGTTTGGCTTTATCTAGCTCATAGTTGATGTTTTGCCGAACATTAGACACTAAAGACTTCTCGCCTTCGGTCAATTTGCTCTTTAAACGCTTGTTTTCCTCAATAATGGACTCGGCCAGACGCAAAGCGTCTTGCTGGTCCTTTAAAGCGGCGTCTTTTGCCCTGCGTTCATCGTGCATGATCTTTTTCATCTGCGCTAAACGCTCTTTTGCCTGCTTTGAATAGGACTCCAGGTCATCTTGCTCTACTTCATCCACAATGTTTTTGGGCATTGGTGTTGAATTAGCGCGGTCATCCTCTGGGGTATCGTCAACAACCTCAATTTCAAGCTGATCTTCATCATCTTCTTGGACTGCCGTTGTTTTTTCTACTTCGTGCGGGAATAAAAACTCTTCTGTTTCGAATTGAGCCATGATTTTTCCTTAAACTCGTGTTATGCCGCGGGGATCCTGGACTACTCCTTCTACGGAATCGTCATTAATGATCCTAAATTCACGGCCGTGGATTTTTAATCTAGTGCCAGAGTTTGGTCTGCATAGAATAAAGTCACCAACCTTGCACCAAGGGCCATTTGGGAAGCGGCCTTTGTCCTGATAGCAATCTGGTCCCATTTTGACAACAAAAAAGACAGTCGAAAGTACTTCTTCGTAGTGCAAAGTTTGATCCGCTTTGAGGATCCCACTTTCATACTCTTTGTCCTGCTCTGGTATTGCCACCAAAATGCGGTATCCAGACGGTTCTGGCAAGGATTTTGCCTTTTCTTCACTGCTGGCGTCAAAATTTACTGCTCCTACTATCTGCGGGTTATCGGGGTTTGAGCCGATAAGGATAGTGGTTTCACTCATCCGAGTTCTCCAATCGTTGTTTGAGGTCTACGATGACTGCGCATGCGGATTCGAGACCTCGAAGCTGTCCACACACGTACTTGTATTCCTCGTAAGACTGACAATTACCAGCACAAACCGCCTGTTTGAGGAGGTCCATGCGTTCTTGGTATTCGTTTACAAGGTAATCCAAATTTCTGTCCATTACTGTTTATCCTTTTTGTCGGTTTTCTGCATTTCTGACATCTGTTTGCCAATAGAGAAGCCTTCTTTCATCTTTTCTAATTCCAGCTTTTCTTGGCTCTGCGCTGCTTTGGCGCCGATTTGTGCGCCAGCAATGCGTTCTTGCGACTCAATCCGTTCTTTTTCAATCTTCAGTTGATCCGCTTTTGCAGCTGCATCTAATACATCTTTCTGGCGCTTGCGGTTCTCTTCTGCTTCTTTGAGCTGAAGTTCTTTTGCTTGCATCTGGATGATTGGATCTTGCGCTGCCTGCATTGCCTGCTGTGCTGCCATTTCAGTTTGGTTGCGATTAAACAACACATCGGACGCCTGCGCTGCCATAAGCGATATTTGAACTTCCATTTCGCGTGGGATAGCGTTTTCTTCGTCTTCTGGGTTTGGCAATGGTCTGCCAATAATCTGCTCCATCTGCTGACGGTATGCAAAGGCTACGTGCTCTTGAATGTGCGCCATGGCAGCTGCTGAAATGGCTTGTGCATTTGGGCTTTGGCCAATCAGCTGGGCTATCTTAGGATCCTTCATCGCGTTCATGTGAACCTGAATATGCGCTTGATGGTCTTGATACATAAAGGCTTTGACTGGCTTCATGTTAATCAAGTTCATATTTTCGGTTACAGGGTCTTCTGGTATGCGATCGTCCTCGATTGGGATTAGCTTCTTGGCGTTTTTAATGCCAAGCACTTCCAGCATTTGGCGGTGCAAAACAGGCATGTTGTACAGGTTTGGCGCTTGCTGGGCCAGCTGTAAAACCGCTTGATATTGAACTACCTTTTGACTCATTGTTGCTGCATTTGGATCGCTGACAGGGAAAACATCGATGTCGTCATAGTCCGACTTCTTGGCAAAACGAGTTCCTACATCAGGTTGATACTCATAATCTGGCGGTGTGTAGTCGCGGATGATGTCCCGAATTAGCTGTAATTCCTGCTTCATCGAGTAATGTACGCGGGCTTGCACTGCAGACATAACCTTTAAAGTCCGCTCTAATATGGCCAGAGTCGTACCAACTGGGCTGTTGGCTGACATATCGGCAATCTTTAAATCGGCTGCGGAGGCAAAGCGGCGTCCTTCATCTACGATTGTGCCGAGCAGACTATAAAGAACTTGGCTTGGCTCCTTGTATGGCAACGGCAAAATGTTGTCACGCAGTACGCCAGATGGAACATCTACGTCCCTAAATTCACCTGGACTAATTGGGGTGTCATCGCCCTTGACTCTTAGCCCCCTACTCTTAAAGCCGCCGGGTAAATTGCTGAGAGTCCCTGCATCCACGAGTTGCCGAATAATAGAAGTACCAGACTTAGCAAAAGCCCCGACAAGATGAATAAGGCCGAAACAATAAAAACCAAAGCCTGGCACGTATCCGTAATGAACAAAATGGTTTCTTTTTTGATGAGTTTCATCTTCTGGCCTCCAGTTTCTACGAATAGATAGAACGGTCTGTGTGCCTTTTTCGATGGTCACAATATAAGGTAAGGCGATTCCAGTTTCCTTACCGTCTTCATCTTTATGCTCAAAGCCTTCTAAATCTAAGTTGACTTGTATTTCCAACAACTTATAGCGATCGTCCGAGGTTGCAGTAAAACCCATTTTTTCTGCAATCTTTTTCTCTACTTCATCCAATGAGTTAACAGGAGTACCTAAGTCAACGTCACGATAAAAACCGCCGACTTGTAATTTGCGTAATTCATTTTCTGTCTTGCGCATGACGTGGGTTACGCGCTCTGCACTGCGTAAGTCGCTTGAGCCGTACGGTACGATCAGGTCTTCTGCTGGTACAAAGATAGAAACTTGGCGGTTTAGGTTAGGATCAAAGTACACCTTTTTAAAGGCGTTACCTGAAAGTCCAAGACCCCATGCCATACGCTCATGCTCTGGGCGGTACTCTGGCATCTTCTCCATAATTTGGTAGTTCATGTCCTTTTGGACACGATCTGCCGCTTGCATTTTTTCTGGTGTCTCACGGCCAATAACGGCAGTTTTTACTGGTCCTGCCGCAGGCAATGTTTCCATTACCGTCTCAGCTTGGAACTTAACTAAGGCTTCAGAAAGAAGGGGATGATAAACGCCGCAAGCGCCTTCCCATGGCTCTGTACGAATCTCAATCCGTAAGCCCAAAAGCTCTAAGCCGTCTACGTAAGTCTGCATCCAGTCTTTACGGCTCGACTCGTCTGAGTCAACGTCCGATATAAGATCGCTGGCAATTTCTGCTAACTTACCATCGGACATGTATTCGGCTAAGTTGTCGCCAAAGTCATCGTCTTGTTCGCTTTCTTTTTCAAGAATGATTTCTAAGCCGTTCATGCCGATGGTGACTGACTCTGGGTCTTCAATCTCAATCTCTAGCGGTTCGGCGGTATTGTCAATAGCGGCTAGACCTTGAGGAGCTTGATACAGTGATTTTTCGATTGCCATTTGTTTTCCTTAGTAATACGCTACTTTGCGCCTAAAATATACTTGCTCATCTGGCTCATCCGTTTGTAATCGAATGAACCCACCTTTTCTAAATCGTATCAATGCTTGCGTTGCCGAGTCCACTAAGTCATCGTGGTCTGAATTAGGGAAAGCGGCCATCTCTTCTATCACTTCTTCTGCC